AGAATCTAATGGTTTATCCATAACTAGTAACTTAGTTCTTTCAAATCTAAACTCATCATAAGCATAATGATTGTTTAACAATTCAACTAAAAATTTTACACCTTGACATTTTGTAGGAAATATTCTAACGCCCCAACCTTTCCAAGTAGTTCTACCTTCTAACAACATATGTGGTACTTGTTTATCATAAGTTCGTATACCAAATAGGTTATTTCCTTCTAAAGCAAAACGACTTGTACCCCAACCAGACTCTAATGCTGCCATTGCAACTATCATTTCAACAGGCACTCTTTCCATTCTAGGCGTTTCAAAGTTTACCCAATCAACACACTTACGAACAGCCTGAACAAACTGCATATCATTGTTATAATTAAATGCTGGTTCTTGTAATCCTAAATTGTTTGCCCAATCTGTAAATTTTGTTTCTACTTCTAATTTAATTTTATGAGATACATAAGGATTAGGAGTAAACGTACCAAACACATAAGCTGCTAATACAATTAAAATAAGCCACATTATTTTTTGAAATTGACGTTTAATTGTTTTCATAAACACCTTTCTTAGCAATTGACTTTAATAACTTTAAATCTACTTTTTTATTCATTGTAATTACATAATATTTGTGAGTGACCTTGTGAGCATTTACAGGACCTATAAATGGTATGTTGTATTCTCTTTGAAATATTAATAAGTCTTTAAAGTATAAAGGTAACAAATCATTTAAAAGTTTATCATTTTCATCTTTAGGTACTTTAGGTGTTTTGTAATAACCTTTACCTTTAATTAAACCTTTTAATATTTCTTTTTGTACTTTATTAAATCGCATTACTAACCTTCTTTACATAATAATCATAACCACCATCATCAAATTTCTTTTGTATGAAGACTAGATTTTTATTATCTAAGTATTGTCTATAACCTTTAAATATTTTTTTACTAGTTCTGCCTGGAAAATTATCTAATATATCTTTGTGTAAATGTCCAGTATAGTAAAGTTTCCAATCTTTAGATCCATTCTGTAAAACGTAATCTATAGTATTGATACCATTTCTTATTTGTTTTTTTAACCACTCATCAATGTGATTTTTTTCTTCACCTTGTTTCATCATATATCTTTCTGTGTTATAATCTTAAGCCTATCTTTTCAACTCTAGGTTCAAAGGACCAAAATAAATCGTTATGAGCGCCTGTATCACCTAAATTCTGCATTTGATATAAATGTACCATTTCGTGTACTAATGTGTCTAAAAAATCTCTTTTTGTTTTATACTCTGGTAACATTTCAAGTTTATATAATCTTGTTCCTTTTCTTCTCCACTCTAAAGTAATAACTTGTCCTATGCACTTGTCTCTTGTCAAGTCTTTAATTTCAACATCACCAAAAGGAGATAGTTTACCATTAAAAATATAACTGTTTAATTGTTTAAAATATTTTTTGATGTCTTTGTAAGTAGTTTTATATTTTTTAGCAATAGAATATTGCCTTTTGATTTTTTGTTTCAATTTGCTCATTCTAATACTTTTACTCGTTGCCATCTTTCTTTTCCTCTTTTATTTTTTTATTTGTATAATATAAACAAATAACTAAAATTGAAAGTAAAATAATAAAAAGATCCTTTGGTATAAAGGCATAAACAAAATTCATAGTATCATTAAATACTTCAATTACACGCATTTGCTGATCCTTTTAACAATTCACATTTATATTTTTCATCCGCCTTCATTCTTAAATCGGCAGCAATGCCATCTAATACAGCAGGCAAATAAATTTGTAATACTGAAATCATATCAATAGCATATTTGTGAGCAAGTTTTTCTAGTTCTTGTTCCATTAACTTACTACTATCAATATTACCACCAGTAACTTTTTGAGTTACTACGTGGCCAATAACTGCCTTTGTATAATCATCTGCTTTAGCAGGTTTTACTAAACCTAAAAATATAGCAAAAGTAAAAATACAAATATAAAAAATAACTTTAAACTTAAAACTTTTCATTATTAGTCTCCGTGTTTTAAGATATAAGCCATTTCATCATAGTCGGTCATATCTGTTACTAAACTTAGATTGTCAATTTTTTCAAGTTTGTTAGCAGCGTCATCCAAGGTCATTTCATTATTAACTAACTTGTCTTTAATGTCATCAACTTGTTTTTCTACTGCACTTGTAAAGTAGTCTTTTGTTTTACTCATAATGTTCTCCTTTATCATATTCATACTATTATAGTATCATAGAAAAAGGCACATTGCAAGCATTATTCCAGTTATTTTTATGTTGAATTATATAAGAAAATAGGGTGTATAAGTAAATGTTCTACTTTTGTTCTACACCCTATAGTTGTATTTTATCGAATCAGACTAATAATATTTAGTCTAGGCAGTTTTGTAGTCGTTATTCCAACCAAAGGCTGACCTGACTATTTCACCTGTTAAACCAGTATAAGATTTTTCTAAAGATTTTTCTTTTATAGCAATTAAGATGTCTGCTTCGCTTGAGTGTAAACCTTCTAATATCTGTATAAACATCATTTCTTTTTTTGTTTTAGACAGTTTAGGGTCTGCACCTTTTACAAAGTGCCATAATCTTCTTGCTTCATTTGACAATAATGTATGTTCAGTTCCTGCTGGAGCCTCATTTCTTTTAAATGGAGGTGTACCTTCTGGTAAATCCCACTCAATTTTAGGATCAAAGTTACCTTTGAGTATTTGTCTTAAAGGTACTGAATCGTGTTTTTTTAAAAGATTGATTTTTTCTTTTTCGTCTGAAGCGTTTTTGACTTTAGTTAATATCTCACTAATTAGTAAGGCACCTGTGCCTGCATAATTTAAATTAGATGTGTTTGTTGGCATTTAATCTCCTCATTTTGTAATATATTATAGATTATTTATATTACTTTAAATGTCAAGGGCGAGTTTTCCCGCCCTTAACGATATGGTTAATTACGCATTTTTGTAAGCGTATGGTGTACCATATAACTTTTTGATACCAGCAGCAACAATTGCTTTTGTAGGTTGACCCATTCTGTATGAAGTACCTTTTGCTGTTTTGTTAATGTAGATCATATTACCTTCTGATCTCAAAGTATCAATTAATGCTCTAGGAGAAGTTAGATCAAATCTAGTTCTCAAAGTTTTCCAAGATACTGAAGCACCTTTTGATAAAAGGTTTAATACTTTAGCTCTTTTTGATAATTTTCTTCTACCTCTTGTAGAAGTTCTTTTTGATTTAGAAACAACTTTCATATTGTCGTTTCCCATATTGAATAATGATTTAAACATTTATTCACTCCTTATTATATAATGTGCCTCAAATTATAGATTGCATAGTGGCACGTTAACTATGCAAAATACTCCAAAGTGCTTTATGGAATTCTGTTATCATCATCTTCTTTTTTTTTATTTTTCTTATCTAAAAGATCAATGATGTCCTGTATTGTGCCAGGTTTTAAATCTTGTGTTTTTACTTTATGTTTAAGTAATATATCTTTGTATTCTAATTGTACGTAACTTAATTTTTTAAAATCGTTCTTATCTAATTTTTTACCATCAGAAGAATAACCTACAGCAACTGTATCAACAATTGTTTGTAATGTATGTTTTAATCCAAAATCTCTATACAACAAAGACTTGATAGAATCCATAGTTAAAGAAAAGTCTTTTTGAAAATCTATATGATCTACTTTAATACCATTCTTATTTAACATTTGAAATAACTCGTCCTGTATAGCATCTGTTAATTGAGCAACATACATAGAAGCCTGTAAATCTTTAATTTCTTTTTTTTGTTTTTCAGTAAGAGTTGATTTAGGAGACTCTTTTCTTATTTTAGGAAAGATAATGATGTTATCGTTTATTTTTTCTGCCATCATAATTATTTATTTAACTCACCCTTAAAGTTTACAAGACCCTTGTTGTTATAATATTCAACTAATTGATTGTATCCGCCTACTAGTTCGTTATCTATCATAATCTGTGGCATAGTTCTAACTTTTTTACCAACGGCTTCAAATAATTCCTCTGGTGTATTAAAATCTTTTCCATATTTCTTTTCAGTAAAACTTAGGTCAAGGCCTTTTAATAAGGCCTTAGCCTTTTCACAATAGACACAATTGTCTTTTGTATATACAGTTATATTACTGTTGTTTGTCATCCTTAGCAACCATTTCTACTTCATCATACTTTAAAGCAGCAAGTTTTTTAAGTTCATATGCGTCAACTACTGTTTCAATAGAATAGTTATACATCTTATTAAACTCACCAAGTGGTAGTCTTAAACCTACCCAAGCACGATAATATCCTTGTTTGGTCATTGTAACTTCCTGTTCAAACGTTTCATAACCTCTCACAGGAGTATTTGCAATTATATTTACAAGTGTTGTCTCAACATCTGATACAACTGTCTTAGTATTTGACTTACCTAATTCAGTAGTAAATATTTTTGCCTTTTTATTCATTTCACCTTTAATCATATCGGCCATTTCTGCCTTTGCAATTAAGGTTGCCTTTTCAATAGCAAGTTCTAAGTCTGGCGATACCGAAGTACCAACACCAAAGATACATTGTCTATCTTTATTTTTACCAAAGGTAGTCGTTTCACACGCTTTCTTAGCATTGTAATCATTCATATACCAAGAAGGTACTTTTGTAACTACTTTGTCGGTCTCTTTTTTAATTGTGTATGATTTATTAGCACAATTTGTAAGTGTTAATCCTAACACAATCATAAGAGCATATTTTATGTATTTACTCATTTATTTTTTTCACCTTTTCTTTCATATTATATACTAGATTTTTAGTTTTGTCAACAAGCTGGTGCTCATTAACAGTATTAGTAAATAATTCCCAGTTAAAAGCTAGTAAAACCCAAAGAATTATTACGGTAAATGATATTTTTATCATTAGTTTATTACCTCCCATTTACCTGTTGGATTTAAACACACGTTACCAGGTCGTTTAAACCAACTATCTGGCCTTGCATACTTTCTACAATATACAGGTGCGTTTGGATCTCTATAATAAAATTCAGCAAAAAGTTCCCAGTAACCTGGTTTTCTTGCCTTTTCTAATTCAATTTGTTTTTCTAGTTCTTTAATCTTTTCATTTTTGGTCATACCAAATCTAGTATCTGCACAATGCAACTCTTCCTTTTTAACTATCTCATCACCTTGTTGTTTTATATTAATAGTTACAAAACACCATTGTCCATCTGCGGTTACAAATCTTTCTTTTTCTTTACTCCAAACTGTGTTTTCATCTTGTTTAGATACTTTTACAACATTAAACTTTTCTAAACCTGTATCTACTTCAATAATTTCATCTTTTTTAAATGCCTTTTTGTTTAAATCGTGGTTATCTGCAAAGGCATATTTACAAAACATTAAAATGAAGATTGTAGCAAACATTAATTTTAAAATTACTCTAGGATGTATTCTCATTGAATCTCTACTCTTCCATCAGGCATTATACAAGCAACACCAAAATTAGTTCTTCTAACAGGACCACTTGAAGCAAAAGCAAAAGGCCAAGATGGTGCAATATCAATTGTACTTTCGTAGTCTCTACATTTGATAGGACCTTTGTACCAAGTTCTTGTAGTTTTAATAATACCTGAATTTTTAGTTTTAGGATTGTACCAATTTGTTATATTAGGTTTATTAGGAGCACCAATTAAATGATCAACAAAATAATGTTTATGTGTATTATAGTCGTCATTCCAAACTTGATCTGCACCGTGAGCAGCACCTGCAACAGCACAAACTGCAATGGCAGCAGGATCATTAACAACTGTTGAGCAAGTACCACCTGCTGTTATTGCACCCATACTAGCGCCACTAGTAGATACTGCGTAATCTCTAGCGGCACAGTTAACAAGTAACAGACAACTAATTAATAGAATAATATTTTTCTTCAGCTTCATCTTGTTGTTCTTCAATTTGTTTTTCAAACATATATTCATCATAAGTTTTGCCAAAAACAACTTTATAAAATGAATCAAGTGGACTTTCACTTGTATATGCTTTTAAAAGATTATTAAAATCAATATCTAAATTAGAGTAATAACTCGGATTTGATTTTTTTGCATCTAAATGAGATTTTAAGAAGTTAACTCTATTTGTAAATACTTCTTCTCTCGGTTCTGGATTTTTAGAAAGTTTAATGTCTTTTTGTTTTTCAACTTCAAACTCTTTAAATAATGTTTCTTTGTCTATCATAATATAATTGTCCTTTTGTTATTGTTAATAATATAGATATATCCTATCACACTTTTAACACATTGTCAAGCATTAAAAAAGTTAATAAAATCAACAATTTTAACACTTAACTAGTGAAATCCATACCTGATTCTCTTATTTTTTGACATAAATCAGGTCCGTCAACTGCTTTGATAATATAAAAGTCTTCTGTATTATCAATAACTTTTGATATTATATTGTTTTCTTTAAACCAAGTTTCTGCTCTAGCAGTTATAGGTCTAATGTAACAAGTGCCGTCATTGGCACTTGTATATACAAAGTCTCCACTAGTCATTTTTAACTCCTAGTTTAGATTTTATTTGAGTCCAAGTATTTGTTAATTGAGTTTTACTTGTTGCCCAACTATTTTTTTGATACTCTTTTGTTTCTTCCCATTCACTTTTAACAAAGTTAACAACTTTAGCAGGTGCTTCTTTTACACCATTTACTACATTGTCAACTGTCTCATTTGCCATAACACTATTAGCCATTGCAAAGAAACCTAACATCATTAATATAATTAATGTATATGCTGTTTTCATATTATATTTTCCTTCCCATTGATTTAAAATCAGATTTATCTACAACTTGGTAAGTGCCTTTGTTGTAACCAATACTGATTGTTTTACCTTCAGGTAATTGTGCCATAACTACTTTCCTTTTAACACATACCCCAGGTATTCTATTGCCAAGTGGCACAGAATTTTTTACTTCATAATCAGGTAATTTAAATCCTTTAAAGACATTTTTTATTTTACCTGTTTTTAAATTGATTGAAACACCTAAAGATTTAATCCACTTCCAGTGTTCTAATTTCAATCTATTTAACTTTTGTTTTTTTGTTTCTTCTTTTAAGATCCTTTTGAATCTCATCTAGTTCTCCTAAATCACTTGTAGCACTATCACAAACTTTCATCATAGTCTTACAATTTCTTTTCATTCTGTCTAGTATAACACCACAATCTTGTAATGTCAAGTAAACATAACCTAGACCTATCAACATAATTATTAATGTAATAATTGAAAATATTTCTGAATCTATCATATTCCTTCTCCTTTTGTATATGGGTTGTTAACTGTTTCTAATGTATCGTTTTGATATTCTAAATTTTCATAGTAGCTGTTCATAGTGTCTAATTCACCTTGTAACTTATCACGCCAAACTATTGCAATTCCTTTTGCGGTTGAAAATTCTCTATCTTCTAGTAATAGGATGATTCTATTTAATTTTTCAATATCATCCATCATCATATTTGCTGCCATATTATTTACCTATTGATTGTTCCCATTCTAAATTGATAGCAGTATCTACATCTGATTTTTCTTTTTCTGATAAATCGTTTTCATCTGCATAAGTGTCAATTGTAACATCGCCGTTTTCAATTGCCTCATCACCATAAGTGTCAGTATCAAAAACAACTTTACCCACATATTCAGTATCACCACTTTCATTATAATTAGCGTCTACCATATAAGTTTCAACGCCATCTTTTGTTTCAGTAATGTCACTAGTAATTTTAGAGTGATCAATACCGTTATCTGTAAACAGATTATCTGCTTCATCTTTATCTTTTGCTAATACTTCTTGTTCAATAACAAGTGTATAATAAGTTTTCTTTCTGTAAAGGTTTTTACCTTCGTCTTTTTGTGTATATGTTATATTTGTATCTACCATAGTGTCCTCCTTAGTTCATTTGGTTAATATATTGTTGTCTTTTAGTTTTGTAATCCTCAATAATTTTTGGATTAAAATCGTATTTAAAAAATTGTCTTGTATTCCACAACTGGCCATAGTCATTAAATAAGTTATTGTCACCAACTGCAACATCGCCAAAAGCGTCTTCATAAGTTTTGTAATATTCTTTGTTTGATAAAATTCTAACAACTGTATTGCCTACAAAGTTACTTGCGTCTTCTTTATAGTTCTTATCACAATAGTTTTTGATTTTATCTTTGTATTGCATTAATGTAGTTACTAGATTTGCTGGTACGTTTCTGAATATAGTATTGTAAACATAAAAAAACTCATCTGATCTGTCATCTGAATCCTGATATTCTCTGCCGTAAACTAAATGATATAATTTTTTTGTCATATACTGCTACTTTATACTATTTTATTCAAATAGTCAAGCACTATTTTTTGTTGATTTTATTGAGTTTTTAAGGTATTATATGAGAACAAAACGTGAACATTTACACAGATTCGTCTATTTCCAGTACTCTTTTACCCACTCTCCACTTTGATACTGCATAGCATAGTCGGGATTAGGGTGTCCGTGAAAGACACATATTAATGAGTCTTTTTTTAAAGGATGATCTATAGGTTTATATTTCTCGTACTTTTTAGGTTTACCTCTTACAGGCCATTTAAATGAATATGTCCAGTCATCTGGCATTATCTGCGTACTTGGATGCCTAAACATCATATCAGTTAATACGTTTTGATCTCCGTGTACTGAATCATACTTACCTTTATCTTTTAAGTAATTATCCCATATAAAAAAATGATGTTTTAAATTATATCTTATAACACTTGAATTGATAGTAGTTGTAGGTTGACCAAAATCTCTTATGACGCAAAAGTCTTCATCTTCGTATTGTTTAAAAAAAGGTTCTAAATTATTTAAAATGACAACATCTAAATCTAAGTATAAAATATTACCTTCAATTTTAAGTTCTTTATTATAAAGGTGCATTTTATTCCACCAACCATCTAAATTAGGTTTAGGAATGTTAATTGTTTTTATAGCAGCCTCAAATGTTTGTTCAGGATTATCTGTTAAACAATAAAAGTTAAAAGGTATAGTCATATTTCTTTTGACCATACGATACAAAGTATTTACATATTTAATAGGATACTTTGTTCCCCAAAATACACAAATAACATTATTAATCTTACTCATATTGTTTTTTTAATACATTGTAAGCAGTACCATTTTCTATTTCGGATAGTGTAAACTGATTTTCTACAACGTATTTTAACCATTCATTTATTGTTTTTCTACCAGGTCTAAAAGGTTTTTCTACAAATTTAGGATTATGTGAAGCAACTGGTGAACACACATTTTTTTGAGCAGTTATAACAGGAACATAGTTTAATAAGGCATCAATAGCTGATAAACTCATATTAGTAACCAAACAATGACAATCTTTTAAGTCATCTTTTATGTCAGTACCCCACCATTGATTTCCAGGTCTTGGTTTGTTTCTTACTCTAATCTCTCTATTTGTGTGTTTCTTTAATTCTTCAGTAACCATATAAATCCATTGATCTTGGTTTATACCATTTGTATGAAACGTAACTGTTTGTGATGAAGGTGCAACTAGTATGTGTTTTGTTTCACCTGTATACCAACCTTTAAAGTTAACATCAATACCTTTTTGTTCTAATTCTTTTAAACGAGCACCATCGCCAACTTTTCCTCTTGTTGAGTGAATACTACCTTTACATATTCTAAAATAAGTTTTATCATAATTGTGTATTTTAGGTTCTGGATAACGTGTTATCTGTTCAGTTAAATAACCAACATCTACATACCACCATTCTTCACCTTTTTCACTTGCCTTTCTAATTTCTTCTATATTTTTACCAGCAAGTCCCCAAAAAAAATGTATAGGTCTATCTTCGTCTTGCCAACCTTTTTCTATTGCAGGCCAAATTTGATGAGACAAACAATGTCCCCAATTCATTTTATGAGTTATTATCATTTAACTTGTACTAATATTGTAGCGTGTGCTGTATTAACATTATTAAATATGTTTTCTGAAATTGTAAAAGTTTCTTTCATGTTATTTTACTCCAAGTTTTTTCCAAGCTGTTCCGTTTTTCA